ATTATTTACTAATCCATGATTGTTAGCAGTAATTACATCATTAGCAGCATCAATACCAGTATTAGCATTAAACGTAATAGCACGAGCGTTACCTACAGACGATTGGACTACAACATTAGCATCACCTGTAACAGTTGTGTTACCAGCATTAAATGGCCCCTGTGCAGTTATGACATTACTATTTACAGTTAAAGATGAAGTAACGGTGCCATTTGAAGCAGTTACTGATAAGGCTCTTACCGTTGCAACACTATCATTTGCTAATGAAATGATACTTCCATTACTAACTGTTAGGGTGTTACCAAATGCGCTCGTGCTGGTCACTGTTAAGGTACCATCAGTTTCTATAGCACTATCGGTAATAAAAGTATTTACTGTAGAATTACCAATATTAAGTCTCGAAGTTGTAAGGTTTACATTACCTCCAACGTTAACCGCAGTAGAAACATTTGCTACACCTGAAACGCTTACATTCGAAGTGGCGATAGATGGAGCTGCTATACTAATTACATCATTATTAACACTTAGTGAAGATGATACTGTGTCGTTAGAGGACGCTACTATAAGAGCCCTTATATCCCCACCCGTGCCGGTTCTACTCACACTTAAACCGCCGTTAGAAACCGTTAACGTGTTTCCAAAGGATCCAACGCCTGTCACTACTAATGTACCATCTGTCTCAATCGTACTATCAGTGATGAATGTATTAACTGTTGAATTGCCAATGTTAATTCTTGATGTTGTTAGGTTGACATTACCACCAACGTTCACTGAAGTGGAGACGTTTGCCGAACCGGTTACATCAATACCAGCCCCAGCAGTTACCTTTCCAGTTAAAGAAGAAGTATTACTAACTACTAATGTACCATCTGTCTCAATCGTACTATCTGTAATAAATGTATTAACTGTTGAATTGCCAACATTAACTCTTGTAGTGGTTAAATTGACGTTGTTGCCAATGTTTACTGATGTTGAAACATTTGCCGACCCGGTTACATCAATACCGGCATTAGCAGTTATCTTGCCTAGAAAAGAAGATGTGTTACTAACAGTTAAGGTACCATCAGTCTCGATAGTACTATCTGTTAAGAAAGTATTAACAGTTGAATTACCTATGTTTATTCTTGCAACTGTAATATTAACATTACCGCCTACATTTACAGCAGTAGATACGTTTGCATTTCCAGTTACATCCACACCATTACTTGCTGTAACCTTACCAGTTAAAGTGGAGGTATTACTAACTACTAATGTACCATCAGTCTCGATGGTACTATTTGTAATAAAAGTGTTAACGGTAGAGTTGCCAATATTAATTCTAGAAGTAGTTAGATTTAAATTAGCACCAATATTTAAAATGGACGAAACGTTAGCTGTACCAGTAATGCTGACGTTTGAGGTGGATGTTATACCAGCTACGTTGACATTATTAGAAAAAGTAGCAGCTTCAACTACCTCTAGACCATGCTTGACTCTAAAGTTTTGAGTATTTGAGGACATTAGTTTCCCTTTCCACTAATGTGGTTATTTAAACATTGTACCTAATATAGTTACATTGACGTTAGTTACAGATGTATTACTCACACCCCCAATTCTTATATGAGTAGAATTAGTAGAAGGGGTAAATGTCATAAATTTTGTATGTGTAAAGATAGTACCATATTCTGTAGAATGAACGTTACTATCGCCGAATACCATAGAAATTTCTGTTATTACTCTCTTACTTGTATTACTGTTATCATAAGCGCTAACAGTTAACTTAGCAGATTTATAATCTGAAATTAAGAAGCTACTTACAATATTAGATGAAGTACCATCACCAGGGTAAAGATAGTTATCACTAGTTTGTATTATCCCTGAATTATTGCTTGCAAATATAATGCTGTTATTTACATACGTATTTGATGATACTACTAATATGTTATCAACGGTAAGCTTGTTATCAACATAAGTGTTAGACCCTGTAAATACCGCATTTGAGCTAATATTAAGAGTTCCACCGGTAATAGAGGTATTTGAATTAACATTAAAGTTTCCGCCATCTATATTTGTATTGGACGAAATAAAACTTACATTTGCTACGTTGCTTAAACTAAACAAATTCGAAGATACTGTTACTGTATTGCCAGATAGTACAGTATTTGAAACGATATTAAGATTGCCCCCAGTAATTGTAACATTTGCAGTAGATATACTAATATTAGATGAAGTAATGCTTAAATTTGCACCTGATATTAAAGTATTAGAAGTTATATTAATCTGATTAGCTGAAAGATTAGCTGCATAGCCAGTAACAACAACATTAGATGATGTTGTACTATTAGATATACCTATTGTCAAAGTGGAAATATTTGCAGTATTACCAACACCTCCGCCTCTGATTACTAATGCACTTAATGTGTTTGCAGACAAGGTTCCGATAATAGAACCATTGCCTGAAGTATTTGAACCTTCAGCCGAATCGTTAACTGTAATAATTTCGTTAGAAAGAGTATCTAAAACTATATTAGTTTTTTCTACCCATCCAGCAAAGGTATCAGAAGCTATAGAAACATTGGCAACGAATTTTGACATGTGTTATTTTACCATTCCTCTAATGATCTCTTTTAGTTCTTTTATTTCACTTTTAAGATCATTTATAGTATTTCTATTTTCCCTATAAATTTTATATTGCTTGTACGCACTAGCATTAGTATTTATTAGAGCATTGTTATGCTCGTCTCTAAAAAATTCCTTATTATTAGTTTTTACAAGTCTCATACAGATACCGCTATAGCCCTTACATCATCAACAAACGGTACAGTACTCTCATTAACCGCTTTAAGAACTATTTTTATAGCCATAAACTTATAAGAATCATATACAGCTCCAGTTGAGCCAAAGTATCTTACAATGTTACTATTTTTATTGTATTTAAACGCCTCTTTTTTATTTAGAACTTTTTCATAGGTAACTGAACTTGTTGGAGCAGCAACACTAGGTGTAGAAGCCAATTGCATAGAGGTATTGCTTCCAATAGTTGTAATAGGAATAATATCCGTATTACCTGTTGCGTAATTAATTTTTATAACATCACCAACAGCAAAATCAACACTAAAAGTTGTACCAGTTCCTGTTACATTAGCTGAGGTAGCATTTACGCTAACGGTACCTACTAATGCTGTAGTGCTAGGGGCAGATTTAAAAGTGAATTCATATTCGTGAATATCTCTTTCATCATTTGATGAACTATATTTAGAAGAATTGGTAACCATCACTAATTTAGACCAGTCCTTATCATCAAATGACTCATTATCAGAAGAATTTAAAATCTTAGCATAAACTTCAACATCAGTACCGGCTGGTCTGTAAGCGTTTATATACACTCTAACGTCTTCAGCATCAAGATCGTCAGCAAGTTCTAGACGTTTTGAGATATATTTACTAGACGCATTACCGTATCTCGTATTTTCATTGCTGCTATTATTATTAATAATATTTCTTATTGAAACCAAGCTACATGGAACAATATCTATTGCAGGTGATGTGTCATCGGCACCTGTAGTAAAGTTAAGCTGCATCTGCAAAGATTTAGTTACTACACTATTAGTAGCTGAGATTTCATTAGATAAACTTTTAATTAAAGCAGATTCGTTTGATCTTATCTTATTCTTTTTATCTAAGTTGTATGTGCTTGATGTTGTGCCTGAAGTAGTAGTAACGTTTGCTGACAGACTAATTACAGTTCCTGGAAGTACTAGCGTGTTAATGAGTGGTGTAAAATATCCGGTGGTTAGATTGTCTATACTATAGACTTTAGCTAATGCATCGGAATTATCACCAACTAGATATCTAGGAGAAGTGGTATTAGAAGTAAATATCTTTCTAGTATTACTACTTGCAGTACTATCACTAATATGCATTATACCTTTAGTGCTGTTGTAATAATAAACAGTACCTTTAACTACCTTTTGAATGCTTGATACATTATTACTTGTAGCATTTGTAGAATAAGCTGGAGGTCTATCAACTAAAATGCCTGTTGTATTAGCGCTAACTACTTTTAAAATATCAAACTTTGGTGTGACACCATAGTGATTTTCTGAGGTATAAGTGCCATTAAAAGATGCATCAACTTCTAGACTTGTAGCATTTGCAATACTTGTTATAAGTCTTGCTTCTCTGCCTATTCTTATAAAACTTCCCACTGCGTAATCGACAGTGAAATCTGTTGTAGTAGAGCTTGCATTAGTTACAGTTGTTCCAGTAGATTTAACATTAGCTGTTTTCGCTGCAGTATTTGCTGTACCATAAAGAATCAGCACATTATCGTTTACAGATATAACAGAGCTTGGATCAGTGGTTGTTGATATAAAATTACTTAGCGTATTAGTAGTAAGCGATAGTGACAAATAAGTATTACTCATTTGTCCAACGGTCTCGCCACCTACAAAAGATCCGCTGACAGCATTGATAGTTAAGAATTCGTTATTAGCATTAGTTATAACAGCAGTACCAGTGCTGCTAGTAAAGTCAGCATATTTGACAGTGAACTTAAGATCTTCGTCCTGTATAGCCGAATATGCTCTAGAAGACGTAGAAGTAAATAGAGTACCTAGTCCCCATGTCTTATTACTTTTTAAAGTTGGTGTACCAACATCGGCTACTCCAGTCTCAGCAATCCACACTCTATAATTTGGAGAGTTACCATCAGGTGTTAATCTAAATGCATACTCTTTATTCACATTTACAGTAACAGGTGAACTGAAGGTGAAAGTAGTAGGTGTTGCTGCAGTGCTGCTAGTATTTACCTCGCTTGATTTTTTATAAACTCTAGAGAACGGAATTATTTGAGCTGTTGGGTACCCAGAATCAGAAACTTGCAACAATTCTAAAGTGACACCTTTGTCAGCGTCTTTTTCTTTAAAGTATACGTCAATAGAAGTTAAATATAATACTTCACCGCCTTGCTGCTTTTGTACCAAGAACGATTGTGCAAGAGGGTCGGCACCATCCCCTCCACCGTCCCCGCCTGTTCCGCCTCCAAGATCCTGAGGAGGACTCCACACATCAACTGGAGGTGGTGTATTATCAACTGAAATAGACCATGTATCGGTTCCGCCTGAAACTACACGTGTGCTTGCAAACTCCCTGGTTGAAAATCCACCCGTGTTAAGGTCAAAACTTCTCGTTCTAAATTCAATACCTTCTGATGTACCTTTAGAAGAAAAAGCTGAAAATTTACCAACAGCCTTAGATGTAGCTGAAGATTCTGAACTTAAAGTGCTTACGTCCATTACAAGAATTGTTTTTTCACCAATAGTAAAAGTATCTGCAGGAATATCAAGAATTATTGCAAGCTCACCTGAAGAATTAGCTACAAGGTTTTGAGAAGCAGCAGTCTTGCTATACAGCGGTGTAAATGATTCTTTTGTAAGATTGCTTGTATTAGTAACAACAGCAGGTATAGAATTGCTGGTTAAATCTTCACCGTCAAAAAATATGTAATGTCTGGCACCCGGTCTTAACCCGTTTACAAATAAAGACAATTTTTGAGGTCTAACATAGTTATCTAATACAGCACTTGTCAGATAGTTCTGTGTTTTTTGCACCGTTGTTGTAACCGGTGCTGATATGACTTGACTATAACTATCTCTAAGTGTCTGTGTAGTATTTCTAGTAAAGGTTGTTGTTGTGACAAAACCGGAAGTAGATGTTGAACTCGTAGTGCTTGATACAGAATCTATAAGTGCTGTTGCAGCTGTTGCTTGAGCTAAAACTCTATTAGTTGCATTTTGAAGTGCAAGAATTGGTGATGCTATGTCAATATCAATTGATGATGTTCCCTTAACGTTAATATCGAAGAAATTGTCGACAGCAGGAACTACATACATTTTACCCTTAAACGACCAAAAATTTTCTACTAATGTTCTTTCTTTGTTAGCTATAGGTTGTTTTAGAAGCTCTTTTTCGGTAAAAGAGAGAGTTAATAGTTCACCGGTGCGTGTAACGTTTGTACTGCCAGAACTATCAAATTTTAGATCAACATTATAAGCTTCCTGTAAGGGAATTAGTTTTGAATTAAACGTATCAACTAAAGCTTTATATTCTCCGTCATTGATGTTAGAAATAGCATACGAATCAAAAGGGTCTACAAAGAAACCATTCTTAAATACTTCAATGGTAGGATCTGATTCGCTAGGTATAGTGAGCCCTGCTACTTCAGATTCTAGTACGTTTAATACCGTATAATACTCTAAACGCTTGATCCTATCTTCGATATCTTTAATATCTTTCATGGTGTAGCGTTTAGTTTGTAACAGTGTGATTGTATTCTTTAAGTCTGGCCTGTTTGCTGCATCAGCTTCTTTAGCGGTTAAGCTAGGATATGGCGCTACGCTAAGAAGACCTAAATCCATCGTGCCAGCTTCAGGTAAAGGAGGAATAGGATTAACACCTGGTGAACCTTTTATTGCCTTCACATTGCCCCCATCATTCATTACAATTCTATCTACTCGTCCGAGATACGATTGTATTATTGCTTCAACAGGCTCAGTAGGAGCAGGGAAATATTTATTATCACTAGAATATGTTTCTGTAGAGGAAGGGTCAATACTGGCTCCAGCTACACTTGTAGAACGCACTGCATTATTTGATACTATTGGTCTTAAGTCTAAGCAGTCTCTGAGAGAAAAAACTTCACCGGAGGTTATACTGGTATAAATTGGAATATTTTCTTCTGATATAGCACTGTAAGACTGAGCAGCTATGAATTTACCTGCTTGATGGGTAAAGCAATTTAATCTGACTAATAAGTTATTTGTGGTGGTTAGGTTAAGCGTTGACCCTGGGGCTTTCTTAAGATATGCAAGTCCATAATGGGTATCTCTCTGTCCGTTATCTAGTTCAAATTCTGAAACATAATTAGTAGTATTATTAGCATAGGTATTTGAAGTACCTACATACACGCCAGTAATAGATAATACGTCAGGTATACCAAGACACCATGGGCCTGTTAGTGTATTAGCAAGCTTATCCGTAGATAACTTAACATATACATCTGTTACGTAGGTTTTTGTTTTTGATGATGCATTAGGTTCAGTAACATCATAGAATATTGTAAAATCTGATTCTGCTGTAATGTCAGGTCCAATATCTACGGTAAACGAGTTAGCTGAATTTATAGTTACAGTCTTATTATTTTTAGTTAAATCTATCGGTACATTTTTTGGGTATACCTTATAGATGCCGTTTGCACTGTATGATCCAATAGATGAATCAACCGTCATAACAGTATCACTTGTGATATTAACAACTCTTTTAGGAGTAGACAGATTTAAAGAAGCATACCCGCTACCGTTAGCACTGGTATTTCCAACTGCTACATAATCACCTATCTCAAAACTAGATAAAAAAGATGACCCAGTTCCAGTTATTGTAACAGTTGAAGTTGTAACTGTTCCTTGTGAATTAGAAGAATGAGCAATATCTTCTGAAGGAATTACAATAATATTTTCTTTTACAGAATCGGATAGTGTACCTGATGTACCATATGCAACTGTGCCTGGAGAAGCAATAGTAACACTATAGGAACCAGCAGTTGTGAAAGTTCCTGTAGAGCTTGTTCTGTAGGTATATTCTACGTTAAAGAGCTGCTTTACTGCATTAGCACCCGTATTAAAGACAAGAATATCAGTCTCTACATCCCTCAGGTTTGCACTTGATCCTGTTAGAACTGTGTCTGCAACAGCTAGTACTGAACCAGAAGTATAAGAAATAGCTCTAACATTAGCAAACGAGTATCCTCTACTCATATTAATATTAAATAGATAAATTCTATATCTACAATCTGGTGTTCCGGGTATGCCGCTTTCGTAAGTAACTGTTCTTACTCTAGCTGTACCGATCTGTGAACCTGGGTTTGTAGGTACTCCACCAGCATTATCTGTAATGTCAGTTGCAGCCGCGCTACGTAGACTTACTTCTGCACCAGTTGATATATCAAATATACCTAAAAACTCTTTAACAACTACATAATTTCCATATGAAGTATTAATAGTTTGACTTACAGTGTTAGAAAATGTGTTTGCTTTCTCTACTGCAAACCTTCTATTGTTTAATGTAGCTATTCTAAAACCATTGACATATGCAACACCAGAGCCAACAACAACGTTGAAGTGTGTTGAATTAGCTCCTCCTGGTACGGCTTCTGTATCTAGTTTGATAGTATCTAATACGTAGTTACCACTCTCTTCATATGTTCTCTTAACTAGTTCCAACTCTACTGCATTAAATTGAGTTGTTAGTCTATCTCTAACCACTCTTCCATTTTCAAACTCAATAAGAGGTAAGAAATCATTATTAGCTGCAGCCTGCTCTCTGGTTAAAATTGTAATTGCAGGTGTAAGCTTAAGTCTATTTGCGCCAGGCGCGGCAAAATTAGGGGTACCTGTAGCTAGATCAAGAAGGCTAGAATCAGAATTACTATTTACTAGCGTCTCTACAGTAGAGAATCCAATAACCTTATTATTAGGTTGATTGTTATATTTTTCAACAACTTCTTCTTGAGCTGACACTCTTACGAAATGTCCTTTTTGGTAAATAATACCATCAGAAACTTTTACACCAGTTCCTATTCCTACAGAATTTATAGAATTATTTCCTACAGTTATTTGAGCAATGTAATTTAGTGCAGTAAATGACCCACCTGTTCCAGACGCTGCACCACCAGTACTATTAGTAATAGAAACAGATGGTACAGAAATATACCCTGAGCCTTTTGAAAGAACAGAGATGTCGGTGATAGTGCCAGTTGCATCAGTAGTAAGTGTGGCTGTGGCTCCGGTACCCGATCCGCCTGATATAACAACTAAATCTGAGTTGTTATAAAGTGTACCACCGTTATTAATTGTAATACTTTCTACTGTTCTATTTCGATTAAAGACTTTTAATGTTTGACCGGCAGAATACTCTTTCTCAAGCCCTGATCCTGTATTAATATACTTAATGTATAGCGTATTAAGATTTGGTGATTGTGATTCTAAACCTGTTTTATAATTAACTACTAAAGATTGTAAATTACTGCTTTCTTGTACCACTAATGAGTTTGCATATAGTCCTAAACTTACTGGCTGGCCGTCATTCTGATTATCTAAAATTTTAATGTAGTTATATCTAGTATCAATAGACAGTTCACAACCATCAATAATAGTGCCCGTTTTAAATATATTATCACCGAAACGCTCAACTTGATTCTGAAGGATAGTTTGAAGCTGAGTTAACTCTCGAGCTTGAACTGCAACTCCTGGCCTAAAAAGAACTCTGTGAAAGTTTTTAGTTTCATCAAAGTCGTCATAGTAAGGAGCTACATTCAAATTAGTTTCTAAAGGCATACTATCCTCTTAAAATTTTATAGTTAATTTTATTGTTTCAGACTGAGATGGTGATCTTTCAATTGGGGCATTATTTTCTATGTATAAGACCTTGCCAGTTCGTTTAACTAGATCTGGTATATATTTATTTGTGCCTAATGTTATTGTATTAGATCCAAAATAGAGAGGTTGAGAAGGATCTGCATTAATAGGTCCTTTCTCCTTAGTTAAAAATACGTATGTGCTGTTTGCTGAATGATAGTACGCATTACTTAATATTTGCGCTTCTTGATAGACTAATGAATCTTCTGGAATTGTACCAGAAGAAGTTGTTTTAGAAATTCTTGTCCTGTTATCAAACGTGTTCCAACTATTATACGATTTTTCACTTACAACAATAGCCGTTACGTTAGCTATTGCTCCAGAAGATTCTCCTAATATAGGTTTACCCGTAACAAATTTGGGCTCTACATTAGTCAAGTTTACGGTAGGAAGAGTTCCTCCGGATCTTTTTGCTGAAGCCAATATGTCTACTTTTGCTATGCTAACTGTTGTCATAGTAGCCGTTAAGCTTGTATTTACAGTTAAAGAAGTAGCATTAGTTACAGATACAACTTGTCTTAGGTTTCTTACCTCGGTACCAGATGTTGTGTCTGTTAGCATTACGTAATCACCAGTTTGCACGCTCTGATTAAACTGCGTTCCTGTACCGGTAATAGTATTAGATACCGCACTCCCAGAAGCAGTGCCAGTAAGTGTGGTGTATCTAATTTGATAGATATTTTCAGTTCCGTTAAAAGAGGTGCTTGCGCCATCCACTGTTAGGGAGACTGATGAGAATAGAGGATCTTTTAATAGTACAATTTTTCTATAATCATTTTCTGTAGTTATAAACCCGCTTTCATCTTGTGTAAATTTAGTAGAGAGCAATACGCTATCGCTCCCTAAATCTGATGGTGAATCATAGCCATGTCCTCCAATAGGAGGAATAATAGGTCTTAGTGTAGCATTGTTTGACACACCTCCGGTGTATCCTAAAACAACGGCAGTAGCATAGGTGTAGTTTTGCCCTCTGTTAATAAACTTAACATCACTAATGTAGCTGTTTACAGAAGAATTAGATGCTACATCACAATAAGCAACTGCCCCTGATCCGTCACCAGAAATCTGTACAACGGGTGTGATTTTGTAAGTAGATGTTGAATCAGGAGATGTAGTAAATGGGGTATTGATTTCTATTACTCTATTACTTCCAGTGTAATCAATAATGTTGCGTAGTTGACCTGCTCCGGTACCTGAGGTAATAACAATAGCACTATCTTTATAATAATCATTTAGATTTAAAGCGCTAGTTGATAGTCTATAAGTTACGTTATTACCAGTAAATGATGGTATACTTTCCCTTAAGTCATCAGCATTAAACGTGCCAGTAAGCGTTGCAATATAGTTAGAACCTCTACCTGTAATTTTAATTACATCAAGAGCACCGCTAACATTATTACTAGCGACATTAGAGCTTGTTGTTACAGGCATATAACTACTAGTGGCAAACTTTTCAAATGTTGCCTCGCTCATTTTGTAAAGCAATTTCCACTTATATCCATCCGAGGTTGTGATAAAATTACAAGCAGACTCTGATGTACTAAATGATGATGGATCTACTGTTGAGGGAGAGTTGTTGTTATTGTCTAAAATTTTATAAATGTAATATGTTGATCCAGCATCTACAGCTACGTAAAAGTTCTTACTAAAAAGATCAATATCTTGGTCATCATACATGCTATAAACAGTATTAGACGTCCAATCAACTCTTCTAACCCCTAACATAACATCACTAGATGCTATTTTCTTACCAAAAATAGCATCCTCATAAAACTCAACAGAGGTCTCATTTTGGGTGTCGTACACATTAGGTGTGGTTGAGTCACCATTAGCATAAGGTGTATGCTTAGATGCTACTATATAATAGACGCTGTTAGCGGGTTCTGTAAAAGATTCTAAGAACTGCTCGGCTATATGCTGTTTAAGCTTTTTTGTAGTTAGTTTGGTCATATTGTTATTTATTACGTAATGCTTATTGAGGATGAAATATCTATACTGCAATTGGCTTCGGCAGTTATATTAACTAATCCAAATATTTTTTTACCAGCTACATGAACGACCTCTTTTACTAATTCGCTGTATTGTGAAAAAGGTAGGCTAGTTTGTATTTCGTAAGAGAAGTTCTGATAGTAATCACCATCATGCAACTTTATTACATCATCAAGAAAACCTCTCGTGGACGTATATCTACCCTGGCTTGACCCTTGTTTTACTATGTTCGTCTTACCGGTCGCTGCTCTTAATCCATCGGAAGAAATAATTGTTATATTCTCATCATCATTATATCCAAACCCTGAATCTATAACTTCTAAAGAAGAAATTGATCCATTAGATGCTATAACATTGCCAGAGATAATTGCATTATTACCAGCAATGTTGCCAGTAACACCTGTAAGTAGTATATTTGCCGATTGACCTGAGGTTTTACCTATTAAAGGCCCGTAAGTTACGTTGCTAGATGTTCTAGTCCGCGTAAAGTTAGAAAAAAGACTAATTCTTTTTATACTATGAACTGCTCTAGTGCTATTTCCAAATAATTTAGCAACTATTCTGCCTTTAGCATAGGAAGATGATGTGTTAGTTGTTCTAGTAGTAATAGTACCAGTAAATCCTGAAGTAGCACCTGTAATTGATGTATTTGCTGCAAAATCAGATCCTCCAAATACATTATTTTCATTAACTATATTAACAGAAAATGTATTTGATAAGACATCAAACGTTGAGGCAAGTATCACTCCGTTGCCTGTTGTGTTGCATGTAACTAGCTCTCCTACTTCAAAATTAGTATTTGTGCCAGTAGAATAATTATTAACAGTTAAGGTGAGGGATGGTCGACCTATAGTTTGCTCTACAATTTCGTTAATGTTATATGTAACAGCAGTTGAATAGACAATCATGTCTCTTGCACCATAAGCAGCAACATCTGGTTCAACTACAGTAACGAAAGGATCAGCAGTATAGTTTTCGCCAGGATTAACACTTGATAAGGAAGCAATAGTTCCAATAGTTAATGAATTAAAAGATAAAAGATCTTGAAGTCTATTTTCTATTGTACCTGCTGGCAATTTCACAAAACCTAACCTAAAGGTGGGTATTATAGAAGCATTTGAGCCGGTTGTAGCTCCACCAGAAGCATTAACTACGCTTACTGTAGGTGTAGTAACGATAAAGCTGCCTACATTAGAAGTAATATTAACAGTTACGATGCTGCCGCTTGCATCAGTGACAATAGAACCATTGCCGGCCTCAAATCCACTAGAAGTATTTCCACCAGCAAACAATACTACATCAGTGTTGCTGTAACCTGTACCTGGTGATTGGATGTATACTCCAGCAATATTGCCGTAAGTGGAATTAGCTCCACTAATAAGCATATCTTTAAACTTAACCGAACTTGAGCCAGGACCGTCATTATTTGAAGAAATTCTAGTAGAAGAAACTCTAATGGTTTCTGAATCGACTAATGAGCCGACAGAAAAGTCAGCATTCTGACCTCCAAATAATGCTACGGAATTTGCAAAAGTATTTGTTGATAAGCCACGAATTATAGTAGCTCCAGTACTATAGAACTGGTTATTAATATCAACTAATCCTATAGATCCGCTATCTCCATATGGAGAGCTATCAATACCTATATTTGTACCAGTAGCTGTAACATCAGTGCAACTAGCTACTTTCCCTCCTACATCAGAAGCTATTAATATTACAGCATTTATTGATGGTGATCCTACTTTAATTGCGGTGTTGCTAGTGGACCATCTCGTATTCGATGTAAAATTTGTATTAATTAGTTCATATAGTTTACCCTCTACTGAAGCTGTAGGATCAACTTGTTCTAAGATTGTTGTTTTGGTGCTGTCAGAGTATACGTTTATTGTACTAGTTGAATTGAAAGCGTTACCTGAAACGCTTCCAACAGCTACTATATTTACATTAGTGTGAGTGAATAAATTCTCTCTTGGGAAAGCTACAATATAGCCTGCTGCTCCAGTATTAGTTTGTTGTAAATAAGTTCCGGTGTGTAAGCCATTTGAGCCTAGAGTTCCAGTATCTATGTTTATTATAGTTACATTAGAAACTGAATCTACAACACCTAGTACATTATTAGTTGAACTGTTTCTCTGAACAAGAGTATCACCTATCGTAAATATTGTATTATTATTTGCTGCTATAAGCGCTTTATTTAAATGATAAACTATTGTGTTAGAGCTAACATTAGCTGAAATTTGATTTAATACTAATGTAGCAGTATTTGGAGTAGATGCGGTGTTTTGCGTGACGGCCACGCTTAAAGATAGGGAAGGTGTAGAATTATCTCCATTTCTAAAATAGCTGTTTGTAGTTAAAGTTCCTACAACATTATTAAGGGATAGGCTGTATAGGTTTTGTGAAATAGTTTCAAATTGATTAAAGTTTCTATAATTGACACCATTTGCATTTGATCTATTGTTATATGTTATAACTTTTTGACTCACCAAGGTATTAGCTGTATTAGAATATCCCCAACCTCCATCTATTATAGAGAATCTTACGATACCAGTAACATCGCTTACAGCTGCTACCCTAGCATAACCTTCTACACCAGAAGAAGATACAATATTTACAATCTCTCCAACCGTAAAAAGCTCCCCACTAGTAGTAAGATCAATCGTAGTAAGCGAGCCAACTATTTTTGGTGCGTTTTCGATAATTCCATTATCTGTTACCAACTCACCTGTAGCAAAGTCACCATCGAGATTCGATATAAATGCTATGTCAATAAACTTACCGTTTATATTTCTAGTAATTAGATGCTCGATAAAGGCTGTAGCGCCTGAAATAGAACCTGTTACTTGTTTCCCTACAAAAGTAACATTTCTAGGGGATTGAGAAAGCTCTAAGTATTTTGGAATGACCCACGTACCATCGGATGGCTTAAGAACATAGTCGCCTGGTGAAAAAATTTCTATCTTTACACCATAGGCAAGGTTGAATAAAAGCTCTAATGATCTTTGAGAACCTTTTGATTTATAGATATCGTGAGCAGCTTTAATAAGCTTTCTTTGACTGACAGTTGAATCAATGCTAAAATTCTTTAAGTACTTTTCTTTTATGTAAACTAAAAATTCATCAGATGTTCTATCAACGTCTCTGTATTCTAAAAGACGACGTATATGGTATATGGGATTGCCGTTTATTAATGCATCGGAATACTGAGCGTAATTAGAATCATTTATTTCAAGCCATTTAAAATACTCTTCTAATAATAAAATTAGTAAAGGACCCTGTTCTTTATAAAACTCAGGAAACTGAGACTCAACAAACGGAGAAAGGAATTTTTCTATCTGTCTCATTCTTTTACTGGCACTATTGTTATATCAATATCTGATTCTGAAATTGATATGATTGTATTTTTTGTTGCAGGTATGTCTCTATCAACTGGATTAACATGCACATGTATTGCACTACCTGAATAACTAGACACATTTAAGTTTACAATTCTTACTATACCGGTATCGTAGTCAACAGAACCAACATTCTTAATAAATGTGCTTGTTTCGTCACTGTTTAATCTGTAAATGCCTAAGTTTCCAGTTCCATCATCCTGTAGAGTGCAAGTAGAGCCTTCAAATATAAACTTAGAAGAATAGACAGCTTTTACTTGGGATTTTATATAGTCTTCTGAAGAAGTAGCTAGACTGTAAAACTTATCAAGAGCAAAACCAAAGTACAAAGTAGTGCTGTAGTTAATACCTGAAAAAGGTCTTATTCTTTTATTAGGATGGGCGTAAAGATCAACTCCTAGTATAGAAGGTGTAACCTTATTGACTTGCTCGATGAGCTTACTAATCCTTAACGTTCTATTAAAGTTCTCTAAGTTAACGCTATTGTAATCAAGTATAGCTGTTCTTACTAAGGTATCAATTGTACCAGTGGACATCGTTGTTACATTAGTATTATATCTTATTGTAGCTACTATATCAAGGTATAAGAACTCTGGATCGATGAAAACAGGTTCAATTCCTATTGTTGCTCTAGCTTTAATAAACTCTAAAAATCTATTTTTATCTTGTTGAGATGATCCGTTACCACCAGTCACGTCAACTGATATAAACACTCTTCCATATTGAGGAGGATCGGCATCTTCACCTCCATAAGCAGACACTGCTTGTATCTCTGGAAAATTAGACAATAGTAAGTTTTCAAAATCAACTGGTGTAATTGCTCTATCTTGATTTTGATATGCACGAGGTGCATTAAACTTTATGCTTTCAATAGGCTCAGCTAAACCACCACCTCTTGCTTGCTGGACGGTTGTTATAGTCGATACGTTAGATTGATTATTAATAGGACCGTCTAGAACAAATACACTGGCTCCGTTTGATATGTCACCACTACACGATCTGTATTCAACGGTAATCACTGAGCCGTTCTGAGGTTTTCTCCCGACAATATTATCACCAAATAAAATTTCATATTGACTATTTTCTGCAGCTTGTAAGAAGTAGATTTGTGAGTTGCTAGTTTGATCTAAAAAGGAACTAGCCCTTTTGTAAACAAATACATTAGCACCTTCATTTTCGGATACAATTACAGTTATACTTCTTGTATCTAGAAATGGATCGGATAGTACAAATCTTTGATCGGTCTCCGACACGTTATATACAAACGTGTCAGAGATATACGAACCTTCGTATACCTCTAAATTAGTTACGTTTATATAACCGGTACTATTAGCTAGTACGGTTGTGCTTTCACTTGTAGTAAATGTGAAGTTATTAGATCCTATCTTACTAGTAAAGCTAGTACCCTTAGGAATTAAAAGTGAATCAATTGGAGATGAAGGTGTGATAGTGAAGCTTATTTTAGCAAGAGACGATCTAGCAGATCTCGGAACATAATTAAGTTCCTTTGCGTGTGAAACAATACTATCTCTAAGTATAGCAGAATCCATAAACATTTCACTAGCAATCATATTTAAGTAAAAAGAGTTAAGATAGGTGTTGTATGAAAGAACATCTATAAGCTGATTGATTCCAGATCCTTCAAAGTCGACATCTTTAAAGGCTGAGTCAGATCTTTTTAGATAATTTTTAAAGTTTGATTTAAGATCTTCAAAATCTAAACCAGTAAGTTTTAGGTTTGTATTTGCCACTATCTTACCCTGTTAAGTATTAAGTCTAAGGTTATAGGCTCTGATTTATTTATTACATTAAAAAGAATAGACACTGTATAAGCATTTCGTTCTTCTAAAGGAGTTACTATAATGTCTTGGACCTCAGCTCTAGGCTCATAATTGTTTATAGCTGTAAGTATCAGTTTTCTTAAGGTTGTTGACGTTTGAGGTGAAATATTTTCAAATAACATATTATAAACATTACTTCCAAATTCAGGATTAAAAAATCGCTCGCCTTGAGAAGTTAATATAATATTAATAATCGATTGCTTAATAGAATCTTCATTTTTAATTAAAACTAGATCTTTCGTATCAATACTAAAAAGATTATTTAAATATAGATCTTGATAGATTACTGCTGTTTCTTGTCTTTGTGACCTTTTTATTCTTTGTAATGCAGCCACCTTAGTCTCCTATGAATACTGTTTGGGAACCAGTTTCAATAATGTTAGTTCCTACAGCTCCAGCTGGGTCTCCAGTATCTGCTGTATCGCCTATTCTTGCCGCGCCCATCGTACCGTTATTAATATTAACTGTCTTGCCGTTTATAACTATATCACCATCAACATTCAACGTATAAGATCCGTCTACTTTTATATTTACATTACCATTAACATGCACTGTTTTATCTTTTAATACTATCTCTATACTGTTATCAACAGTTTTTTCTACTAGCCTCCCATCCTTATTAATTTCTCTATAAGTTCCAGAAGTGTGTAGAATATGAATTCGTTCTTGACCGGGGGTATCATCTATTTCAATTACATGCCCTCTTTCAGTTCTTATAACTTTGTTATATGGATATCTGGCAGCGAATGGGGATTCTGGTTCAAAAGAATCTCTATTTTTTACTATGTTGTTAATACCTCTAGCAACTTCAGGTACATCATGTTTACTTATATTATTTTCAGGTATACCAAACATGGTACCCATAATAACAGGCTGATTACATTCATTACCATCAGCAAAAAATCCAACTACAGTGCTTCCTATTGTTAGCCCGGTTGGTGATATGCCAACCTTATCGTGACTTGGAGAAAATGCAGGCATTAGTATAGAAGCCCAAGGCAGTTGATCGGTAGGAAGTAAAGCTTTATTTTGTGAATGGACGTCATAAATTCTCACTCTTACTCGGCCAAGTTTAAGTGGGTCTTCCCTGTCTTCAACTACACCTATAAACCAAACGAACCCCTCTCTACCTAAAGCTCTTACACTCATATACCCGATCCTATCTTTGCACAATCCATAGAAATATTATGTTTTGGTCTACCTTGACCATCTACAGCTATTAAATGTCTCAATCTTATTACTAGATAATTACCAGAATAAGTTTTATCTTTATCTTTTTTATTAGTTAGCCCGGATGGATCTGGCAACTCAACCTCAATAACATCTCCAGCTGATAGATATGAGTCGCCATAAACGTATAACCTTAAAATATTTTGCTCTAGTAAGGTTAGAAATACACTAGAACTTCCTAGATGCTCATCAACAAAATCATTTCCTCTTGAACTATCTTTAAGTGTATAAAAAGAAGAAGCAGACTTCTTTAAATTTTTATTAATGAATGATGATGAATTAGGAAATATGAACTTACTATCCGTTGGTACAATAGATGATGCTTTATCATTAATTAAAAAATCAAACGTTTCTGTGCTCTTTTTAAGTAAGTCGAATGAATTAACCGAATTGTTAAAAACGCCAGAAGTAATTTTTTCTATAGTATCAAATTTTGTAATATGATTTAAATTAATTATATTTCTAAAACTTTCTGGGTTAAATATTTTTTCTTGAGCGGCAGGTTTATGTTTAAACTTTTTTGTGCCTACATTATTCTTATTATCATTAATTAAATCTGAAACAGATCTAAAATGCAGCCCATGTTGATTCTCAAAAAATATGTATCCGCCACCTGTCTTATATTGAGAGCTTACGGCTCTCTGTCTTAAAAAATCCATTGCTTCTAATGGCCTCAAGCTAGGTATAACCATAGGAACTATACCTTTTGTGCTTTCTACATACACTGGCTGATTTACTATACCTACATCAGAAGCCATAGTTTGAATTATATCTTGAGCAATCTTACTAATAGTGTCCTTGTACGCTTTTTCTATGAAGTTATTTGTATTAGCAAAATGTATAGGAGAAACTGCTCTTATTCTATAAAAAGATGCTTTATTTTGCGGGCTATATTGAGTTGAGGAGATGTTAAAGATGTAAAATGTTTTTCGTGTAGGTAAATCTCTACCTGGAGTGTAGTAGCTCACCGTTATTTTTTCTTCGCCTATAATAGGATAGTCGCCTACTAAATTTATAGAATCAGATAATATTATATCTAACATCATTGTAGGCTGTTGGATGTCTTCAAATATTGAAAGTTCAACTACTTGAGATCTTAAGTCAATTGGTAGTTGACCTTCTGGTGTAATCTTTTCCAGTAATATTTTAGAAATAACAATATCACCGTCTTCATAGTTTATCATAGTAGCAGTTCGTTCATCTTATCTTCAACAACATTTAAATATCTACTATCAAGCAACTTAATGCTTTTTCGAGATTCATTTAATTCAGTTTCGTATTCGTAAGCAGTAACTGGTGACCAATAAATTATTTCCTCTTCTGGTATAGGGGTGCTTAAAGTAGTAGTGGAAGTAATTGTCTTGCTCGCATTGCTGGTAAGACCTAGTAATGCTCCAGATGTAGTAAACATCCCAGTAATATTATTTACAATGATTGCATTAGGAAGTATAGCCTTAATACACCCAGTAGAATTTGTAGATGACTGACTTACAATCTCCCCAATTAGCAAATTGTTTGAATTTGGGGTAAGGTTTAACTGCACAACTCTATTTGTTTCTACCGTATAATCAATTTTTTTTCTTTCATAAGAAGATACAGCATTATTATATCCAACTATTGGATTCCAATATTTTTTTCTAGAAGCAGGTAGTGCTTGGAAGGTTGCAGTTGAAAGTACAGAATCATCAACGTACCAGTTATTTCTATAACATAATATCTTTTCACTAGCTATTACTAATGAGCCATATTTTTTTATTAAGAAGGAGTCTAATTGATTTTGAGAAAGAGGCCATTCAAAGTATGGATCTAATACGTTGTTACATAGCAATATAACCCAAGCGTATCTAGAATCACCATAATAAAAATGTGCAATAGTATCAGGTCTTTCACCTTCTTTAACCACGTAAGGATAAAAATAGTTTAAAAATGGTGTTACTGCTTCTTTAAACCTAATGCTAGTTATAATATTGTTAGCTAGCTCACCATTATAATTGACATATCCAAGCTTGTTAAAGTAATTGTAGAGTGCCATTTATGCTCCTGCGGCTGCACTAAAACCGTAATTGTCTTCACCAGATTCTTTAAAATCATTTCTTGTAAGAATTTCTGTCTCTTTAAAATTTAACGTAAGCTCAACCTCTACCGGATCGTTAGTTTCTGTAAAGAATGCAGGTGTTCCGCTAGGTGCATAATTTACTGTCATACTTTCTAAAAAGCATGGCTTAAAGAAATACGGCTCATTTTCTTTCATACCAAAAGAAATTTGAAAAATATCTGGATATTTTAAAATAAGCAGCTCAGATTCTGGGTGCATTCTTCGTTTAAATTCAGCTATGATCTTTTTAAGAGTTCCGTGCTCGGTTTGTGAGTTTGGTGAAAATTTATATGTAAACGAATGTGAGCGTAAGTTTACGCCTTGAAATAAAAGAGATGTAAATGGGTTTAAAACTGTACCTGTCACTTTCTCAAACACAGCGGTAGCTTGAACGCCACCCGGTACAGGTATAGAACTAGCTAATTTATCTACTGCGCCCGTTATAACTCTAGCACCATAAGCTAAGCCACCAGAAGCACTTAGTATAGCAGTTGACACAGCTCGCCCGGCACCCTCAGCGTCAACGCTTTTAATAGCTTCACCTATTCCTTTTTGAAATTCATCACCTGATCTATTAATAATATCAGCAACCCCCCTTTCAATACCGCCTAAAATGCCAAGATTTTTATCAGCATATGACATTCCAAACTGTTCTTGTAGGTTGGCAGGTATGGGAAGATGTATAAACAATGGAGATTTTTTCTTAGATTCTTCAGTAGGACTCAATCTACTATACTCATTTACTTCTATAGTAATATAGTATTCACCAAGATCCTCTGGGTAAATTAAGCTATCTGTTTTAAAGTTACCTTTCCTTATTTTTTGTTCTGGCTTTATAAAAGAAGTCTTTTGAGGAAAGGCAAAATTATCTTTAAATTTAGAATTTGATGATAGTCCGTTAACTAAGTTAGCCGCACTAGCACCTGCTGTTTGAGGTGAAATACCTTGACTGATAAGATTTCTAGCCGAATTAGCAGCAATACCTACCCGGTTAGCTACCGCAGTAGTAGAGTTAGAAATTAAATCAACATTAACTACGGGTGCTCTAGATAATACCGTTACCGGTAAAGTCGTTGCCATAAATATCCTTATGAGTTACAAGGGCGTTTTTAGACCTAGGAATCCTATTAAATATAGAGGCGATCCTAGTAATATTATTTATCGTAGCAGCTGGGAGCTTAAACTTATGATGTATTTAGACTCCCATCCAGATGTTATTAGCTGGTCAAGCGAAGAATTAGCTATCCCTTATAGATCTCCTATTGATAATAAAATACACAGATACTTTCCAGATTTTATAGTTAAGAAAAAGAATCCTCACGGTGTGGTGGAATGTTTAATGATTGAAGTAAAGCCATTAAATCAAGTTAACCCTCCCTTACAAAAAAGTAAAAGTAGTAGGAAGTTTATTAATGAAGTAAAGACTTATGGTGTTAATAGTGCTAAATGGAAGGCTGCTAAAGAATACTGCGAACTTAAGAAATGGAAATTTCTTATCATGACGGAAAAAGAATTAGGCATACTATGAAAAAACAGCTTTTCACGGCTCTTTTAAAACTTAATAAAAAAGAAGAACAGGAAGAAAGATCTAGAGAATGGTTCAGAGAAAAAGCTAAAGATGTATCATCTGTTGATTCTGCTAGAATAATTAGAAGCGGGGCTGAAAACTCTGAAACTAGAATAAGAAATGGTCATCTTTATTTTTATAGGTATGATGCAAAGACTAAAGATGAATTACCATACTTTGATAGATACCCAATAGTTTTTCCTTTCAGACGTAAAACCGGTGGATTTCTTGGCTTAAACCTCCATTACCTACCGCATGAATTAAGAGCAGTGTTAATGGATGAATTATACGAATTTGTAGTAGGGGAAGAAGATACACAAAAGCTTAATATTATTTACAGGATTTTAAAAAATGCTTTTAGCATGAAGCTTTACAAGCCTTGTGTGAAACACTATCTTGGCGATTATATTGACAGCAGAATAATAAGAGTTTACCCAGAAGAGTGGGATGTAGCATTATTTCTTCCTTTACAAAGATTTACTAAAGTCTCAGAATCAAGAGTGTATCGAGATAGTATAAGTATAATTAGAAAAGGCTAGGAGAAAAATGGCTACCGCATCAGATAGAATTAATTCAACTATAGGCAGTGCACGCAATATTGCAGGTGCTGCATCAGGTATTGCTAACCTACCAGGTATACCTCAAGGTGTACGAGATTCTATTAACACGCTATTTGGATCTGGCTCTGGCATTTCACCTAGTCAAAATAGAAAAGACTTAAGTAATTTTCTTTCTACTATAAGTAAGAAGGACGGTCTTACGAGAACAGCTCATTTTTATGTGGAGTTTGCTCTACCAAGATGTCTTAATAATCAAAGAACATTAGAAGATACTAGAGTATTATCTTTTCTCTGTGATTCAGCTTCGTTACCTGGTGTTTCATTAGCCACATCAGAGATAAGAAGATATGGATATGGTCCAGTTGAAAAGAAGCCTTATGCTCCTATATTCGTTGATTCTTCTATGTCATTTCTCGTAGATGGTAATCGGTTCATACAAAACTTCTTCACAAGATGGATGTCCTCTATAGTTAATTTTAGATCTGATCCGTACGGCAAAGTTCTTATTGCTAATACTAATACTTTAAAAGCATACGAAGTTAATTATAAGAATCAATACGCTACCGATATTCTTATTACTACGGTAGATGAAAAGGGTACTGATATAATTACAATTCAATTAAAGCAAGCGTACCCCATATTAATGGGTGATATTGCTTTGAGCTGGGGCGACACAGATTCTATTGCAAGACTACCAGTTACCTTTACCTACACGACATGGGATATTAGCAGCTTAAACTTACGAGGTCCACAAGCACCATCTAATGGAAGCTTTATACAGTCACTAATAAAAGCAGGTACCGCATTACAAACATTAGCAAGTATTAAAAAACCAAGAGGTATTGCTGATGTCGTTAACGCTTCTGGAAATTTAGCAAGAGTTGCAACATTATTTTAATTGAGAGTAAATTATGAAATTGCCGAAAATTGAACATCCTATATTTGAATTAACTTTACCGTCTAATAATAAAACGATAAAGTTTAGACCTTTTTTAGTTAAAGAAGAAAAAATCTTACTGACCGCCTTACAAGGTGAAGATTCTGCAGAAATCATAAACGCAATTAAGCAAGTTATACACAATTGTATAATCACTGAAGACGTTGACGTTGATGAGCTTGCAACTATAGACCTAGAATATCTTTTTATAAAAATAAGAGCTAAGTCTGTTAATAACATTATAAAACTTACGTATAAAGATTTAGAAGATAGTAAGACGTATGATGTGGAAGTTAATCTTGATGATGTATCTATTAAAACAGATAAGAAGCATAAAAATAATATAAGTATAAACGATAATTTAGGTATTAAATTAAAATATCCAAAAGCCAGTATAACTTTTGATATTTATAATGTAGATAACGAAGCAGATTTATTTTTTAGTATCTTTAGAAATTGTATTGATTATATCTACGACAAAGACAATCACTATTTGGCAAGCGATTATACAAGGGAGCAGTTAGATGAGTTTTTACAAGACTTAGATGTAAAAACTTTTAAAAAAGTCCAGGAATTTTTTACTACTATGCCAAAGCTACATTATGAAGTAAAATATCAAAATAGTTTTGGAAAAGAAAAAGTAATAACTTTATCTACTCTTAATGATTTTTTTACGTTGGGCTGAGTCATAATAATCTAGCTAATTATTATAAGTTAATCTTTAGCCTGGCTCAGCATCATAAATGGTCTGTAACAGAGATAGAAAATATGATTCCTTACGAAAGAGACCTCTACGTAGACTTACTTAAAGATTATCTAGAAAGAGAAACGGAAAGAATTAGACAGCATGGATGATAAGCAATTAGCCGAGCTAACAAATGCTGCAGTTTCAAGCATAGGATTTTTTACCCTAGCTAATACCAAGCTTAGTAAGGTTGATAAAGATCTTAGATTAGCTAATAATTCATCCCTTAAGACAATTAATCTATTGACCGTTTTATTAGAACAAAGAAAACAACAAGACACATCTATTCCTGTTGAAAAGCAATCAATTACTAGTTTAAAAGAAAAAGATAGCAAAAATAAGTTTAAGGTTAACAATGCATTGCTTGCTACAGTTGTTGCTGGCTTGGTGGTATCTGCTCTTTCAAAAGAAAGTAGGGAATACCTAGTTAAATTTATAGAAGGTCTTATTGGAACTGACGCTGTTAAAAAGCTTAACGAATTTAATATAAAAGTTAATGATATTATTACTGTGTTTGGAAACATTTCCAAAATTGTTGCTGGAATTTTTATTGTTACAAAACTTTTAAGTACTGTTAAAAATACTATTAATTTAATAAAACAATTAGCAATATTAACTGGACTTTTATCTGCATTAAATGATGATGAAGGTACTGCATTAAGTAAAACTGCTAAAGATATAAATGCAGAAAATGAAAAGATCAGAGCTCATTACGAAAGAATAAAAAAAGAAAGGATTAGATTAAACGAACAAAGACTGAACTTACAACAAAAAGAATTAAATCAACAACGAAATGCTGCAAATATAGAACAAAAAAGAATACGTGAAGAAAGAGCTCTTCAGGAAGAGAAAGTTAAGGTTGCAAGTGAAAGAGAAGCTCTAGCAAAAGAAAGAGCGACCGTGCAAGCAAGTCAAAGAGCTGCTGAATTAAGAGAACAAAGAGGCATAAGCAAAGTCGATGCTGCTAGACAGGCTGAAAAAGCCAGACAGACAGCCGACATCTTAGCTCAAAGAGTAACTACAGATAAAGCTAGTGCTGAAACATTAGCAAGAGCACAAAAAGAAATAATTGATACTCAATTAAAAGAAAAATTAAATCAACTTGATGAAGACTATAGCAATAAGGTAAAGCAATTAGAGGAAGAAAACACTAAAAAGATTAAAGCCTTAGAGCAAAATAGGATAGCGCAAGAAGAAACATTTAAGCAAAGAACAGCTGAGTTAGATAAAAGACAATCCGAGCTTATAAGTAGAAACTCTTCTTTAGACGATAGACAAGCACTTCTTGATGAAAAACGAATTAAATTAGAAGAAAGTAAATTAAAACTTCAAGCAGAAATCGATGCACATAATAATAGAGTTTCGAAAATTAGAAGTGTGCTAGATGGAGTAGCAGCTACCGGTGCTGCTGGTATTGCATCAAAGCTAACATCAGCGGTAGGAAGAGCTCTAGCATTTTTAGCATGGCCATTGATAGGTGCTACTTTCAGTACAGTTAGTGATTTATTTAACGATGAAATAAGGGAAAGTGAATCTATTGTTCAAACATTTTTAATTAATCTAGCTAACGAATTATCTTTTGGTTTTTTGACTAGAGAAAATCTATATAACACTTGGAAAGTTTTAAATAATGACGAAGATATAAAACAAAGAAATAGAAAAGAAATTGAAGGTCTTTCCTTTAGTGGTGAAATGGTAGCTGCTGTTACACCCACTACAGACGAAAATCCTCCTATCTTATCAGATAAAGAACAAAAGAAGGTTGACGAATATAACAGAAAAAGAAAGATAGAAGAAGACACTGCTAGATATAAAGATCTAGTTAATTTTTTAAACGCAGAAGAAAAATTTAGAGTAGAAAGTGCTCTGCCAAGAGACCAGTACACACCTTTAGGTGAAAAGCAACAACAACTTAAAGATAGTAAAGGTAATATTTTTTCAGAGTCTAATAAAGACATAAAAGAATGGTTAAGTAGTTTTTTCAGTAAAAAAACTGGTGAACAGTTGGATGATAAATCTTATGAGTTAAAAGAGATGAGAAGACTATTAAGAGTGCAAAGTATTAATAATAATGTAATGAATAATACAATAGTAATTGCACCGGGCGGATAAATGGCAAAAGAATCTACCTTTAAAAAAATTAATGAGAAAATTATAGCAGATAACACTGTTATAAGACTTTCAGCAAAAAATAAATCCCCTAAGACCGCTGAAGAATCACAGCAGCAGATTGTTACTTCTTTAGATAGTATTTCGGAGAGCGTAAGGTCTCTTACTAATAACTTCTCTAAACTAAATGCTATATTGCTAAGTCTTATTAATGAAACGAGAAGACAACAATACATAAAACGTGAGCAAGAATTAGAAAATATCAGGGCGGTTATAAGACCAGATGTATCTCTAAGATATCGAGAAAAAGAGAATACGGAATCTTTTAGTAGAATACTTAAGGATCTATTTACTAATGCAGCTGTTATAGGGGCGCTTTCTGGTATAGCTTTTTTAATTTTACCAAAAGAATATAAAGATAAGGTGCTAGATTTTTTTAAAGGTTTTACTGAAGGTATAAAAGAGGCATTAGGAAATATTAAGCTTTTCGATATTTCACTTAAAGAGTTGGATTCTAGTCTTAAAGCTTTAGGATATGGTTTGGCTGCAATATTAGGTATTGGTGCAGCTGCTAAAATACTAGAGGCAATTAATTTAATGGTTGCTCTGGTAAAGGCAGGAAGAAAAAGGCTTAAGGGTCTTGCCGGTAAAGGTGCAGGTCTACTCACTTTTAAAAATTTGAGCCCGGCTATTATAGCGGGCACTGTTATTTTTGGTATTGGTGGTACAGTAGCCGACTTTATAAGAGATATACTTAAAGATTCTGAAGAGGAAGAAAAGAAGCAGCCACCTTCCGTTAGACCATCACCGACATTTACAGGTCCAGTTCAACTAGCTCCTGAGGCTGAATTAAACAAGCAAATGTTAGTTGAAGAAATAAAGCAAAGAGGTATTACAGACGAAACGTCCATAAAAAATATACTAGCTCAAGTTCAAGCTGAGAGTGGTTTTGTTCCTAGATCTGAAGAAATAGAAAAATACACCGCTAAAAACATTTATGATATGTTTGGGCCTGAGCAGAAAAAAAATAAGGTAAGAGTTTCTTCACTCAAAGAGGCTGAAGAGCTAGTAAGCAAAGGCCCAGAGGCTGTTGCAGAGGTGTTGTACGGTGGAAGGATGGGTAATATTCAACCTGGAGATGCTTACAAATACAGAGGTAGAGGCTTTATACAGCTTACAGGTAGAGAAGCATATCAAAGAGTGGGTGAAGCTATAGGGGTAGATTTAGTAAACAATCCAGACCTAGCTAACGATCCTGAAATTGCAGCTAAAATAGTCCCAGCATTTTTACTGGACTATAAGAAAAAGAGTGTAGAAGAATTATCAGATATAGGCGCAGTTACAAGGGCAGTTGGATCGGCTGATATTAGAGCAGCTGAAAGAAGAGCTAGAATTGCTCAATCAATGACTATAGAACCTGTAACACCACCTACAGCTGCTGTACAAGCCCCTGAGCCCTTATCATACACCCCTCTACCTTCTCCATCAGTAGAGAGAGGTGCTACTATTATCGCTGCGTCAGAAAAAGCAGAAGCAGTACAATATGATATACCAGTAATAAACAGCTCAGTAAACAATAGACTAACAGAATTAGGTGCTGATAGAAGTATGAATCCGCCACCAGATATACCAAATCCGATGGCAGATCGCGGCTCACTTCTAATTGGTACTACACATAGTACAGCTTACTCTTGAGCAAGCTTCTTAAAGAAATCAATATCCTCGTCTTCGCCGTCTACATCAACAGTAGGCTTTGATACTTGCTTTCCACGTGCAGGAGTTTCATCCTCCCAAGGCACATTGTCCTCTGCTGTAGTATTTGGCTTAGAGGTAGCTTTGACGCCAATAACTCGATCAAGCTTTTCTTTAAGCTCATTATAAGACTTGAAGTTTTTAGGATCCACAAACTCTTGCAATGAGTACTCACTCTTCCAAATCTTTTCAAGTCGCTCATCATCGAAATCAAGAAGCGGACCTGGAGCATCAAACTCTGATTTGTCATAGTTGCGATAGCCTTCAACATTACGAATCTTAAGTTTAAAGTTAGCACCTTCCCAAAGATCAAAAGGGTTAATAGATGCTTCATCTTCAAACTCTGGATTCATAGCTGCATTAAGCTTCTCAAAGATCTTCTTACCATACTTGAAGATAAAGACTTTACCTTCATTCTCTGGATGAGCGGGATCTTTAACAATATAAATGTTACTGTAGTAAGAGAGACGACGTTTCTGCTTGCGTACTAGCTCTTTATTAGCTTCAATACCCGAATTCCAAAGAAGCGTATTGTGCTCGGATACGGGATCTTTTTGACCAATAGTAGTGAGTGACTTCTCAATATACCAGCCACCTGGACCTTGAAAACCATGATCCCAAACCCTAACAAACGGAATATCTTCGTTTGGAGGTGCAGGAAGAAATCGAATAACAGCGTAGCCGTTACCAGATTTATCTACTTCAGGTTTCCAAAACCTATCGTCTTCTGCTTGAGCGTTGGTATTGAGTTTATTAAATTCATTGCTAAGATTAGCAAAGATTGATTGACGGTTGTTTCTGAGACTAGCAAAATCTGCCATGTTAACTCCTTATATGCGTTATATGCGTTGTATATGTCTTATCCACTTAATCATAATATAGTACTATTTATCTTACGGATTAAACCTTGATACAACAATAGATTTAAACTTATTAAGATCAATAGTAAAGAACGGTCTATATTTTCTAAGCTTATGATAAGTCATAGGCCATATTATAGTATCTTTAATGTTTTTATTCCAATACTTAAATGCATTTGTCATATCATTAAGTATAAGAATAGTTTCAGGTGATATCTCGTCTCTAAGATAAAGCTTTAAAAGATTAGGATATTGCCCATCTACTACTTCAAAGTTACTATTAAAATCCTCATCGAGCTTATCTAAATCGTTAGTAAAGATATAGGTAAGACTCTCTTGTCTACGTTTCCAGCTAATGTAGTTTGTTTCTGATTGTTGCTCGTTAACAATGTCTCCAACCCATGCGTCACTGTGCATAAAGTTAGAGACTAGTATATTTACAACTTCACTTTTTCGTTGAGCAAGTTTAGTAAAAAAATACTTGTCGCGTCTTTGTTCAAATGTTTTTTTGCTCGCTTTAGTACGGCCATTGTACTTAAAGTAGTCGTAATTTTTGTTTGTAAAGTGTGATTTAATTGCAAGATAAGCTTTATAAGCTTCAAAAGCGTCCATTTTTAAAAACATAGCCTTGCTGCCTTATATACCTTTCCTTCATAGTTGAAGCTTCGCGCATCGCATTAGTCTCATCGACCAGTAAGGTAAAGTTAATAGCTTCCATAACACCTAACCAATACTCAAAAGGCATACAGTTTACATGATGATGTCCTGGCTGTCCCGGTAGTGCATGCGTCATTGCAATATACTTGCACTGCTTAAATGTTTCTAAGAAATTAGGCATGCAAGGTTTATCAATATGCTCAACAAATTCTACACACCAGCCAAGATGAAACTTATCAGGCACGTACGGTCCCTTTGAATAGTCATGAATATGTATTCTACTCTGAACCTTTTCGGTACGTTCAACTAAATGATCTCCGTCAACACCCCATACAGCAAGATCCTTACTCATTGCGAGTTCGACCATCCCTCCAGGGCCACATCCAATATCAATCATTGATTTGATATCGAACGTCTTAATCAAATAAGATAGAGCACCATCATCAATGTGAGTTTCACCTTCGTGACCACCAAGATGAGAAGGTAGATCTGGATCTGGTGAATATTTTTTATCAACAAAAGAATATTTCATATAGGTAATTTTCCACTCTTTGGTAAATAATTTAAGGCTTCAGCTTCTAGTTGAATCTTAGCCTTAAGCTTGGCACTTCCTTTAATTAAGGATGCTGCAGTTTCTAATTCTATTTCATTTTGAGTACAGTAGAGCAAAACAGCTTCAATATATTCAATTTTCTTTTCTTCTACAAGCTTGTCTATCTCATACATGAATTGTGTGGGAGATTTAACAGATTTAATATCAATCTCTTCAATACGAAGTAACGTGTTAGATTCCATATTATTTAAAAAGTAAAAACCCAAGTAAACAAGCCTGAATAAAGAACCCGGTGAAATTAGTTAAGATGCCTACCATATCCTTAAGTATAAAGGATCGTACAAACAAAAGCAACAATCCTCCCCATACGAATATAACAATATCAATTGTAGGTAGGATATCTGAGGTAGCTGTAATAAGAGATAGCAGAGCAGGAATAGTAGTGCTATGAAGAACCATAATTCCTAGTATGCCTAAGCTTTCAGCTGAAACAATAGGCACACCTTTATAAATTTTTATAATTCTTTCTTTAACACTTGAAAGATAATCAGTTATAAATGACATAATGTTCTACTTATAAAAAATATGTTTACCGTACTTCGCTAGTCTAACCTTGTTCCATTTTGGGTTAACGTAGTCAGCATGATAGAACAATGCTTCACTAAGATTAGTTAACCTAAAATTTTCTAAGTATACTTTTTTAGCTACCTCATAACTTTCTTGAAATGCAACCTTATCAACCGGTCTAGTTCTGTGTTTAGTATCACAAAACCACGAAAATTGACAAACAGTTCTATCCATGACTACATTTCTTTGATAAACAACGTCACAAATATCTTTTGGGAAAAGATTACTATTAGACCTGTTTACTGTTACTTGAGCAACGGCTACCTTACCTTCAAAGGGCTCATAGCCAGCTTCTTTATAAACATTCATAGCTAAGCAATCAAGCTGTCTAAGCTTGGAGCTAGTTGGCTCAAGTGTTTGGACTTGTTTTTCATAATAGTTATTTTTAAGTTCGTATGCTGTCTTTACTAAGATGATACAGCAGGCAAGACAAAGTCCAAACACTGTAGCGTTAACTACAGTGTGTGCTTTCATTGCTGTTTACCTATTTCCTTTTTAATTAAGTACACGTAGGTGTAGGCGTTTTGTTTGCTCACTTTAAGCTCATTTTGAATAAGTTCGATTACGTACTTATCACCTTTGTCTTTATTGGTAAAGTAAATATCTTTAGCTATTGCTCGCTTATTACCTTTCTTAGGCTCTAACGCAGCGATATCTTCTTGATCTCTAAATGCCTCTGGACCTAGCATATTAGTGATAGATTTCACTCGACTGTTGGCTTTATTAATAATCTCTTCTATAGTTGGTTTACGATCAAACATTGATTGCTCCACGGCTGTCATAACGAAGATGAATGCCTTCTTATGGTTACTTGCAGGTGCAATACCTATTTTCTTAAGTATAGCGTTTGCGGCGTACAAAGGATCACTGTTTGCCTCAAGATCTTCTCTGACAATTTGCATTGCTTTGTTCACAGAAGTATTGGAAGCAATATTAAACTTACGAAGAATATCTTCATGGTTAATCATAATATCTCCTTTATACCTTATTGTAGTATAAAGCTATCAAATCATCCACTATTTTTTTGATAGTAGGAATCTATTACTTCTTCTAATCTGTTAGTATATTTAAATGGAGATCCTTCGAATACCTGAAAGGTATTCTGTTCTGTTGCGATAAGAATAACAAATTTAGTAGGCATAGAATCGTATAATTCATTAACCATATGGCAGTAGGCTGTTGCTTGAAGATAGTAGCTTTCAATATAATCTTCCTGCTTTAGATTGGTAGAAGTTTTAAAATCTAGCACGCATAGTTCTTCATCTATCTTACAAACTAAATCACAAGTTCCAGCGGCTTTAAGTTTCCTTGAAAGAAGGGGAAGCTCTACACCATAAACTTCTTGTATTTTTGAATCAAGGTAAGGTCTTATTTGATTAAACAAATACATTGTATCGGGCATTTGCCCTACATCGAAGTAATTATGATTAAGCATATAATTTTCACACATAGTATGAAGCTTGGTGCCTCTAACTGCAGCTTGATGTGCAAGCCTATTAGCTTTATCTACTCCTATAGATTGTTTCCATCTATCGAGACCTTCCTTATTAAGAACGTTTCCTAATATTGTAGTAATAGAGGGATAAGCTACCCCATCCCCTATGCTGTAGGTTCTTAGTTTACCAGAATCATCTCTAGTTATCTCAGCTCGTTTATATAACGAATGATTAAAGTATACACTTCTGTTAGGACGAGGTAAGGTCTTCATATCTAAGTTTTGCCATAATGTAGTCTTTCACTAAACTAGATCTAACAATATCATCTACTGTAAATTCTATTCTTGTAAATGCAGACATATGATATGCTATATCGAAAAATTTAAGTAGACCTGATTTGTCGTTATTCTTTTTAAGGTCACACTGTCTATAATCACCACACCAAATTATTTTTGATCTATGCCCAACCCTTGTCATGACAGTATCAATTTCTTCAAAATTAAGATTTTGAACTTCATCAACAATTATAATAGCATCATCAAAGGACATACCTCTAATAAAAGAAGTGGATATAAATTCGATGTGGTTCTGCTCAACTAATCTTTGGTAAGCGTCTTTTCTCTTAAATAACGTTTCGCATATTTGTAGGTAAGGTTGCTGAAAGATTTCCATCTTATCGCTTACGTCACCAGGTAGATGTCCTATTTCCCTTGATTGTACAGCTGATCTTACTATAATAATTTTACCAAAAGGATTAGACTTATCTAAGACTTCTTCTAAAGCTTTATATAACGCAATAAAAGTTTTACCTGTACCTGCAACACCATGTAATGCTATAAAATAATCGCCTCTTTTGTATGCATCAAAAAATTTTTTTTGATTATCTGTTAATGGTTGGAACGTTTTTAAATCATCTATTTTTATTTTTAAAGATGAGCTTACTGGCTTGTCTATATCAGAATTATACGAAGCAAGCTGTAAGTTATTATTTGAACGCTTTGCCATAGACCTCCTTAAAAATCGTTGATAGTACTCCCTCTATGACTTTTCTTCATAGATTTTAATAGGTCTCTAAACCCCGATGCAGGTTTAATTACACCTAGTCTGGCAGGATCACTGAGGCCTGGTGATCCTGTAATATACACTTCGAGCTCGGGATTGTTAGCTTTAAAATTATCGAGCTCGGAGATTCTTAAAGTTTTTTGAATTACTTCATTTGTTTTTTTATTTAAAAACTCATATGTAGGCATTACTTTTTATTCCTTGGTCTACCTACAGTGCTAGCAGCTTTAGATTTAGCAGCTGGTTTTTTCTCTCTTTTTACAGGCTTTTTTTCCTGCACCGGTTTACTTTTTGCTTCTACCTTAACCGGCTCTTTTTTAAGTGGTTCAGGAGCCTCTACTACTGGAGGAGAAACTTCTTGTAAAGGAGCAGTGATAGTTTGAACTACTGGAGTTTCATTTTTAAAAACCTTCTCTTCTGCTGCCCTGATAGGACCATCTAAAGGATGTTTTTCATCCGTTAATGGCTTTGAAGGTTTAAAAAATTCTTTTATTTTTAATAAAATGCTAAACATATTAACTCCTAGTATTTTTCTTCATATGTAAAGAACTTTGAAACATCTTTAGATTTTAACGCATTATCTAATTTTCTTAATTGCTTATTATTTTTACCGGCTTTAAGCTTTTTTATACTTCTATTACTATCATCTATATCGTATTGCTTTTTAAACTTTTGAAAAGTCTTACTCATTTATTCCTCTAAAATAGATCTGGAAATGCTTTCTTAATAATATCTTTGGTTAATGATTTAAAGGGTAGCTTCTTATCCTTCACGTTTATTATAAGCTCAGCATCATTCTTATCTAAGCCTTCAATAAATTGAATAAAAAGCATCTCTCTTCTTAATTTAGATAAATTAGGATTTCCACCTTCTACAAATAAGTACAATTTTCTAGCTTCAGAAAATAACCTACCTTCTTGATCTACAAATTCACATGGTTTATAGGGTGGTGAGCCTTCTGGCAATAGGAATTTGATATTTGGATCAAACGCATGCTTTAATACATGAAGCATAACTGGGCTGCTGTTTTTTTGTAGCAACTCGACTCTTTCCTTAGTACTTTTAGGTTCAGAGCATTCTTTTAAAATATTATAAAGTGATTTTTTCATTTAAAATTCATTAATGTGTTCAATTAAGACTTTCATCTTATTATTTATCATGTAATTAAAGATCTTGTCTCTTGGCTTATCTTTTTGATTACAATACTCCTCAATTACTTTTTCTTTAATAGAGTTTGGTGTAAATGAAAGATCGATAAGCTTTAAATTTCTTTGATAATTACTTTCTACATTATCATCTAGAAATTCACAGGGATCTTGTTCAAGCCAAGTCTTTAACTTCTTAGCAGTGACTGGTTTTTGTCTAACCCCTCTAATAAAAACATCATCATCAGATAGTACGTTAGGAATACCGTCACCTCTATCACCACAAATAATAAGTTCTTTAAGATATTTTTCTGGGCTCTCTTCTTTAATAAATTTTTTATTAACAGGGTCATACTGAATAACATTAGAGAACTTATGCAGTTGTCTAAAGTCTTTATCACCTGAAACAATAACTATCATTTCTGAAGTAGAGTTATTTAAGAAAGTTCCAAATTCATAGACAAGAGATGAAATAACATCGTCTGCTTCTGCACCTTCAACTTGAATAACACGATATGGAAAAAACACTCTTAGCTCTTCTTTAATTTTATTAAGAAGATTAAAGACATTGCTCCAGTCAATTTCAGAATTTTCTCTGTGTTTTTTTCTATTAGCTTTATAATGAGGGAAGATATCTCTTCTCCATGATTGCTTAGCATCACAAGCAATTATAAGCTCACCATCATTATAGAATTTTTGTTTAAGCGACCTAATGGAATTTAAAACCATATGCCTAAACAAATTCTCTTCAATACTCGTATTAGTATAATTTCCAATCTGCGCCATGAGATTGGAGATCATTACTTGATTTAAATCTAAGATTATCATTATAGTTTTAGCTCACTATTTTTATGATGATATGATAATCTTATATATTGTGCAAGTACGTGCATAACTATCTGATGGGTATCTTCGACAATACCATAGTTTTTTACTGGTATGTGTAGATTAAAAAGACTTAATTTTGATGCCTGTCCTCCGTCAAAACCAGTAAAAGAAATAGTAATCAGTTTTTTATTATTACCAGCTTTAATAGCATTCACAATATTAGGAGAATTGCCACTGCTAGAAATAGCAAGTAAAACGTCTCCTTCCTGTGCTAGATACTCTATCTGTTTACTAAAAATATTTTCGTATCCTAAGTCATTTCCTAAAGCTGTCAATAATGGAATATTACTTGACAGTGAAACAAATCTTGGTTTAAGATTAGTGTCACTGCTTATACCTTTTAAATGATCACATACGAAATGTTCTGACACGGCTGCTGAACCACCGTTACCGCATACATAAACGGTTTTATTCTTAATTATAGCTTCGTAAAGAGTTAAGCTAACCCATTTAAGAACAGCACTATTAATAGAGAGCAAACTACTATTAATCTGCTCTCTATACTGAATTAAATAATCATTTACTGACTCTGGGACATTATCCATCATTTAAAACCACCTCTGAACCTTTACTAGTAAATTTAAAAAAGTATTCTTTCAAGTTGCTGAGTGCACGTCTAACATTATACTGGTTTTCCGGGGGTACATACAACATTAAAAATCCTCCACCACCGGCACCTAAAATCTTACCACCTAAAGCTCCATGCTTCAGCGCCACACTATACCAATTATCAATATCATTATTGGATATACTATCGGCTAAGAGTTTTTTATAATTCCATGCATCATTTAATAAGCTGCCAAAGTCATCATATCTTTCATTAAGTAAGAAATAGAAACCAAAATATACTTGATCAACCATCTTATTCATAATACTGCTAGTACTTGCAAAATTGCTGGCTGTCTTTTCTAAGATTGTATTAGCAATTCTATCTGTACCAGTAAAGAAAAACAATAGTCTATTATTCAACTCATCTATTTGTTTTTGCATGAATGTATTAAGATTGTTAACCTTTACGTTGTTTTTATTAAACTCAAATCTATTAAATCCTCCAAAAGCAGCCGCATACTGATCTTGCTTGCCTAAGCTTTCGTTGCATTTATTTCTTTCAATATCATAAGCAAGCTCGGCAAGAGCATAATCTTTAACACCTTTAATTTTTAACGCATTTAAAGCATTGCACAGTCCTACTGTAAAGGTAGATGATGATCCAAGCCCGGTACCTTTTGTAGGTATACTACAAAAAGACGCAACTTCTAAATTATTATGAATATCAAAAGCCAGTAAGCTTTCTCTTATCCTATTATGCTTTAACTCAGATGTAAAATTAACAAGCTCAATCTCATCATAACATGCTTTAATTCGTTGTTTGGGTGAGCTGTTAATAGCAATAAACATAGACACGTCTATAGATGTAGATAGAACGGCGCCTTCTGCTTTCATAAAGTGTTCGGGGAGATCTGATCCTCCCCCAAAAAAGCTCACCCGTAAAGGTGTTTTAGTAACTATCATGACGGCTTATAGATTAACTTTGGGCCCTGTGGTTTACGTGATTCTATAGTAGGGTATCGTTCTTTAAGCTCACCTAAAATATCACTCCAAATAGAACTAATACGTGACCAAGCAAATCTACTATCAGCGTAAGTTTTCACAAACTGAAGATAGTTCTGAGTTGATTCTTTTTGTACAATACTAATCGAATGATCAAGCATATGATAGAACATGTTAGCATGAGTAGAGATATCTTGATCGCCTTGATACATAAAGTTTAGACCACCTGATGTGTCGGTAAGACCGCCATAGTTTGGATGTACGCATAACAACCCAGCACTCATAGCTTCAATGACACTTCTACTATTACATTCCAGCCAAATAGATGGATAGGCATGAATATGGGCCTTAAGTAAATGTTCTCTGACTACATCATTTGGAGCAAAACCATGGTAAGTCATTTGAGGATGGCTGCGGATCCTTTCATATAACGGCTCGAATCTAGCATCTGCTTCGTCCCATCCGTAAATTTTAAAACTAGAAAAAACATCAAGATGAATATTGTTATATTTTTCACAGAGTTTTTCAAATACTGGTACTAGGATGGATAGCCCACGTTGAGGGGTTGACGAGTATACGAGACGAATCTTATCAAATTCTTTTTTAACAATAGGAAACGTTTCAATAGGAGTATCAATAACAACTGCTTCTTTATCGTAAGGTATACCACATACAAGTTGATATCTCGAGTATTGCCAGTTACCACAAAATACTAATTTATGAAATCTATTCCTACTATTAACATCTTTTAAATGATTCGTTTCCGGATCTTCTGGCAAGTCGTGTAGCCAGTAGACTCGAATTTTATCCTCTTCAATGCTGCGCACTCTCGAGCATATGACCTGAAAATCCTCTAAAAGCCCTTCTGGGAGTCTTTTAGCTAGTTCTCTCTTAACACTTTCAGTGCCTCCTTGACTATTGACACTTATTTCATTTTCTTCTATTGGCATTTGATCTCCTATACCATTCTAATGAGCTTTTAACTATAGTATCCAAATCACTATGATTATATTTGAAACCGGTAGCATCAACAAACTTTACAGGTCTAGCAACAAGAAAATCTGGATCGCCAGGTCTCCTATCTTTATACTTCACGCTCACCTTAAACATCTCACTTAAATCTTTTACACTTGTACCAAAACCAGTACCTAGATTAAAAATGTGATTACCTTTGTTTGATAGCAGATATTCGTATGCTGTGAAATGTGCACGACATACATCGATAACATGGATAAAATCCCTTACACATGTACCGTCATAAGTAGCATAATTATTTCCAAAAATATAGAAATCTTTATTGTTTATCTCACTATCACACAATCTTTGAATAACATGACTAGATGTGGAATGATCTCCAACGTTATCGAAAGCCCCGGCAACGTTAAAATATCTAAAAGATACTGAGGAAATATTATTACATGTGTAGAGATAGTCAAGTAATGTCTCACACATAAGCTTACTTTGACCGTAAGCATTAATAGGTGATAAAGTAGAGTGCTCCTCTGCTAAGGCTAGACGATTACCGTATACAGCAGCTGTTGACGAAAAGATAATAGGAACGGTTAGGTTAAAACTAAACATCAAATTGTTTAGATAAGAAGAAGTAGCACCGATATTATTATCAAAATAAGTCACAGGCATTCTAACACTGTCGGTAACATCAGCAGAAGCGGCTAGATGAAAGATAACATCCGGTTTAAAATCGTAGGTTGCTCTTGCCGCATCAAATGATTTGATATTATCAAATACAAACTTGTTGTAATAGATATGATTAGGTCTATTAATATCAATACCTAGAACATTATGCCCAAGGGCGGTTGAGTACTTACAAAGTACAGATCCAATATAACCTGATGCACCAGTAATGACAATATTCATTTAATTATTTTTAACTCTATCTCTAAGTTCACTAGTACTAAACCCATGACTTCTGTCACAGTACATTAATTGTATCTTTTTATACTCACATATATCTTTAGCGGTAAAGTTTCTACCATAATAGTCCCGACCTAAAAATCTCACTTGCAAGTCAAAGCTTGATAAAATAATCTCAACGTCTTTTTCAGTTTCGTAGCATATAACTTCATCAACGTATTTGTTTGACTTTACCAGCATTTGTCTTTCTAGCAACGACATTACAGGGTAATTTTTTTCAGTTCGTTCAGTAGATGGATTCACATGAAGTCCAACTATAAGATAATTGCAATGTCTTTTACAAAACTCAAACAAAAAGGCGTGACCTGCATGACACAGGTCAAACGCCCCAAAGGTTATACCTTTAGTAAAGTTCATGCAGTAGCACGGTCGCGTGAAAGCTGATACTTAAGTGCAGTATGACCTGAACGGGTAGTAAACTGCTTACCCTGAATGTTAAGACCTTCACGATTGCGAAGGTTAGAGATTACTTTATGGGGAGAAGCAATTTTGTAACGAGACGCAATTTGACGTGCTGTTAAGGATTTGCCAGTAGCAAATGCACGACGAAGTTTGTCCATTTGAGTCATTTCTTTCATAATATTTCCTTTCATAATAAATGCCCTAAGGCTTTTTAATTATATATTTATTGTAGAATAAAATCAAGCTTTTTGTAACGAGTGTGCATCCTTAGACAATTTAATTACATTGCCTTTGGTAGTTCTAACAATGAAGTACTTTGTACCTTCAATATCTTCTTCATTAATGATATCTCCAGTAAAGACCTCATTATTAAACCTATTCTTAATCCTGACATCAGGTATTTTTTTATATCGAGGCTTGTTATACTTTGACTTCTGTCCATCCATGCTTGTCCAAAGCTCCTAGTAAGTTATTAAAAGATGTTTCGTTAAGCATCACACGTTGCTGAACACTATCTGCTTTTTCTACTGCAAATAAGTTGTTACCATCTTTGTAAAATAAAAATACTTTATTTAACTTAGTATTAACAAACTTATGAAGCGGGGTCAGATGGTCGTAATTATACGGAAAGCCATACTTTCTATTTTTCTTTGACATATTCAAGCCCTGATTTAGTTACATAGAAACTATCAATGATATCAGAAACCGGACTGGCCACTGATGCTGATAAGTTTAAATGCTTTCTTAAATCAAATCCAGTTTCTTCTAAAAAAGATATTTCCATTGCCGCCTTATTAGAATTACCTCTACCAGTTGCTACTTTTTTTACTACTGTAGGCGGAATCACAGTATAAGTAACATTGCTTGTCCAAAGATTATATTTTAAGATACCGCAATTCTCTGCTATATTAAAAACTTTACCTGTTGATGAGTAAGAGTATCCTTCTATAAACACATGCTCTACATTATGATAATTTACAGTATCTTGTACCCATTTTGATATAAAATTATACCGCTGCATGTCATTATTATATTCAGCAAATAACGTTCCTGTGGTCTTAAAAGATTCGTGCTGAAGTTTTTTATTGCTAGTTAAATAAAAAAATCTACACTGTTCGAAATTAAAAAATTCACCTTCAAATAAACACGTAGCTGGACTGGTTAAGGATAAATCAATACCCAGAATCTTCATCATCTAGCAAGTCATCTTCTTCATCCAGAGTATAAAGTTCGCTGCTACAATAGGGACAAAAAGAGACCTCTCCTACTTCTAATTCAGGTTCAATATTAAAAACGGAGCCACATTCATGGCACGCAATTGGTTTGTTCATGCTACCTCCCAAGTTTCAATACCTGTTCTATGTAGCAGTTCTAGACCTGAACGTTCTCTATATTGCTGTCCCCAGTAAATAGTTTTAATACCTGTTTGTATAATTAACTTAGCACATTCTACACAGGGAGCATGTGTAATAAACATGGTTGAGTTATGTCCGCTATTGCCTTGACGTGCTAATTTACAAATTGCGTTAGCTTCAGCATGGATAACTTCTGGCTTAGTTTTTAGAGTAATCTCTCGTTTATTTAAAATTTCATCTTCACAGTTATTATCCATACCCGAAGGCATACCATTATATCCAAAAGATATAATATTCTTATCCCTAACAATAACTGAGCCAACTTTAAGCCTTCTAGCATGGGAAAGCTCGGCCGTTCGCCGAGCTACATCCATAAAATAATAAACAAACTTATCCATCAAGCAGCTTTACCCCATACATCCTCCCAGGTACCGGACAAAGCACCTTTAGCATAGTCAGTAGCTCTATTCTCAAAGAAGTTAGTGTGAGTGGGCGCATTTATCATCTCTTCGACCCATGGTAGCGGGTTCTTCTTCATTTTCATTATACCCTTGAGACCCATACTAATAAGGCGACGATCAGCGATATAACGAATATAACGTTTAACGTCATCAGGAGATAGATCAGGCATATCGCCCATGCTAAATGCCAAATCAATAAAACGATCTTCGAGCTCGACCATTCTTGTAGCAATCGTATAAATTTGTCCTTTAAGCTCATCATTCCATATCTCTCTATTCTCTTCAATATATGTACGAAATAGCTTAATCATTGATTCAGCATGCATAGTTTCATCAGCAATGCTCCAAGTCACGATCTGACCCATGCCCCTCATTCTCCCATGTCGTGGGAAGTTCAAGAGCATTATAAAGCTCGAAAAGAGTTGCATCCCTTCTGTAAATGCGCTGAATGCCGCAATTTGCTGGGCAATCGTTTTCTGATCCTGTCCCGCAATCGACAAAAAGTAATCGTGCTTGGCTCTCATGGCTTCGTACTCTAGAAACTCGTTGTACGTTGACTCCGGCATTCCTAAGGTCTCGATCAAGTGACTGTAAGCAGCTACATGTAGTGCTTCCCTTGCAGCAAACCCAGCCAACATCATTCGCACCTCCGGCTGCGGAAAGTACGGTAAGTAGTTCTTGACGTACCCTCCCGCAACATCCACATCTCCCTGCGTGAAGAACCGAAAAATGTGGGTTAGAAAAGTCTTCTCTTTGTCGGTCAGTTTTGTTTTCCACTCTTTTACATCCTCAATCATGGGCACTTCAGTATGAAGCCAATGGGCTTGTTCATGCTTTAGCCATGCATCATATGCCCAGGGGTAGTTAAACGGTTTAAAGTAAGATCTGTCGTCTGTAAGTTTTGTTTTCTTTTTAGCCATTTACCCACTCTTTTATTTGTTGTGAACTATGAACACCTACCAGTCTTTTTTGCTCAATACCATCTACTAAAACAAGTGTTGGTATTGATCTAATCGAGTATTCCACAGCCACATCATCATGTGCATCAATATCAACTACTTCAATAGGAATACCTAGATTTGACTCTTCTAGATTCTTAGCAAGAGCCTTACACGGTTGACACCACGAAGCTGTAAACCTAATTACTTTTTTCATTAGCATACCTTTTTTAATTTTGCAAATTCGTAAACGGGTTGTAAATAATAGTATATGTCTGGTTCAAATCTGTATAAGATGCAAGAGAACCCTATCACCACTAACAGACATAGAAATATAGTTCCTATGATACCTATAATAGTAGTGGCAGGGTGTGTTTCCATTAGCCTTCACATGCAAGACACTCTTCACCGGCTGCGAGCGCTTTAAGATCTACCTCTTGAATAATTTGACGTTCAATTTTCTTCGATACCTTGTCAGCTTTAGTGATCTTCTCTGACCTACAATAGTATAGAGTCTTTAGTCCAGATTTCCAAGCCTGAAAATGTACTGCATGGAGATATCTAATATCTACATCAGGCCTGAAAAAGAGGTTAAGGGATTGCGCTTGGTCAACGAAACTTTGTCTGTGAGCTGCGTGCTCCACAAGCCATCGCTGGTCAATCTCCATTGCCGTCTTGAAGACATCCAACGTCCATTCATCCAGTATGCTAAGATGCTGTACTGATCCATCGTTTGCAATAATGCTTGACCAGATTTCTTGATAATCCAAGGATTCGTCTGCATTGCATTTCTCCCTAATAATCTTATCTAAAAATTTATTTTTATTTAAGTGAGCTCCTGATAGTGTATCTTGACGATAGGCATTAGCACGATAAGGCTCAATGCTAGGGCTAGTGTTGCCCATAATAATGGAAGAGCTGGCATTAGGGGCAATAGCCATGACATGGGCAAAGCGACGCCCAGTGCCAGCGCAATCAGGGGCTTCTCCTCTTTCTTTGCCCAGATCCAAGTTAGCTCTGTCCAATCCTTCACGTATTGTCTGAAAAATCTTTCTGTTCTTTCCGACCGCAAGAGGGGATTCCCAGGGTATATTATTACGCTGCAGATAAGCGTGGTAACCCAAAGCGCCCACACCAATGCTGCGTTCTTGTGTAGCTGAGTACTTGGCTCTATGAATAGTATCAGGAGCATGAGTAATAAAGTACTCAAGAACGTTATCCAACATCTCTGCAATGTCCCTAAGAAAATAAGGATCATCTTTCCACTCATCGTAGTACTCCAGGTTGACAGAAGACAAACAGCACACAGCAGTTCTGTCCCTATCGGTAGGTAGGATTATTTCCGAGCATAGATTAGACTGCCTAATCTTTAAACCTTTCTGCTTTTGGAATTCTGGTAGCATTTTGTTACTAGTATCTATGAAATGCAAGTAAGGTTCGCCCGTATGCATTCTCATCTCTAATATACGCTGCCAAAGAGCTTTGGCAGACACTTTATCACGTACAGATTTATTATGAGGATCTTTTAACTCCCAGGTGTCATCTGCAGATGGATCGAGCATACATCTCTCGATAATCTGCATAAAATCATCAGTTATATTAATTCCATGATGTAGATTCAAAGCTCGCATATTAGGATCACCCGTTGCCTTTCTCATTTCAAGAAAGATGAGAATATCAGGATGACTAATATCAAGATATGCAGCGTAACTACCGCGACGAGTCCTGCCTTGTCTATAGGCGAGAGATGATGCGTCATATGTGCGAAGATGCGGCATGATTCCAGTCGATTTATCATCCGCAGAACGAATGCCAATACCGATTCCAATTCCGCCTCCTAACATTGAAAGCCAGTTCACCTCTGAAAGACATTCCACCAAACCTTCTGCACTGTCGTGTAAGTAAGGTAGAAAACATGAAATAGGCAGACCCCTAGAGCTGCGCCCAAAAGAAAGAATGGGAGTAGAATAACTAAGCCAGTGCTTACTGCTGTACTCATATAGCCTTTGACCGTGTTCGATATTGGTAGAAAACGTCTTCGAAACATATGCAAACCTTTCCTGAGGAGAATTTTCATCGTCCCTCATATATGATTCTTTTAACCTTTTAATTCCTAGCTCGTCGAACAAATTATCTCTCGAATAGTCGACCCTAATACCATGAACTGTATCTACCATGCGCTACCTTTCTTATTCTTGTACAAATTGTGGTGACATTGGAAATATATCTTGAATTACTTGTGCACAATTTCTAGCAATGTCCATATGCTCTTTTTGAGTTCCGTTCCCTGATCTAACTTGAATGTAATGAACCCAAGAACGTAGCGTTCCGTTCATATACATTCTTGACATCATTAATCCCTCTGGTAGTACAGCTCTAGCTTGTTCCTTTGCAATACCTTTAGAGATAGCCCATTCATAAGCATTTTTTGATTCTACAATAACCCTGGTTTGAATTTGTTCCCATTGATAGGCAAGCTGTCGTTGGGAATCGTCGTTTAAATCAATTGGTTTAGAGTTCTGTCTATTTGTATGATCTTGTAGCCGTGCTTCTCGTAACACAAAGTCAAGGTCTTTCGTTGGATCAGCATATCGTTGACTAAATTCTTGAAAACTAAAACTTCTGTGCCTGAGGATTTGCCTGGCGATATCTCTTGTCGTTGTGATTTCAAGGCACATGGAAACCATTTCGAGCGGGCTCCAGTGCTGGTGTTTGATAAGGTATTTGACAAGTCTCTCTGATGTCTCTGAATTAAGCTGATTGGATGGATTAGATACTCTTGCACAGTATGCGATAAGCTCTTGCGCATCTTCAATACCCTCGTTTGATAATTCGTTTGACGGTTTAGAATAGCTGATCAATTTAACTTTCATAATAAAATCCTCAGTGTTCTATACTTATATGCGCTTCCACTGCAAGAGACGAGCTTTTGCGCTTAAGCCAGAAAAAATATTTCTATTAATAATATTAGTAAAATCTATATTAGCCAAAGCCATGTCGTTTATATCTTTTTGTTCTATATGGTCGGGCCAGATCACAATATTATAGCCTCTATCAATAGCCTTCTCCATTCTCTGAACAATGTGCTTGTTCCTGGGTTCATTATCGTAAATAAGTACTAAATTACTTTGCGAGATTGTAACGTAATCTGGATCAATATCGGCACCAGCCATCGCAATCGCATTATCTAAGAATAGAGAGTCGATAGGCCCTTCCGTTACGAAAATAGTCTTGCTTTCATCTATTGTATCTAACCCAAACAGTTTAGGAAAGGATTCATTAAACATTATAGTGATGTAGCGTTGACCATTGGGTGTGAAGCTTCTACCTTGCACGCCAAAGCATTCATTATTCTTACTAATAAAAGGTAGTATAAGTCTTGGCTCGTCCCCCTCAGAAGTGTCAAGCTTATCGGGGATAATGTTGTTCACCCATGATCTGAACTTAGGTGCATAAAAGATTTTATAATGGGTTCTCGCAGGGATTCTCCTTGCCTCAACATATCTCTTAGCAGGATGATCGCTCGAAAGCTGCGATATCTTTTTAAGAGTTTTTAAAGGAGAATCTACCCTATACTTCGGCCATACAATCTTAGTAATATCAGGTTGAACAACTACCGGACGATCTTTATTTAAGTATGATTCCTGTCTATATTCATCATATAAAGTAGAGTCTACTTGCTTAAGAAAATTACCAATAGACATTGATGCGCCACAATTGTGGCAATAATAAAGCATGGTATCTTTCTTTTCGTAAAGATAGCCTCTAGCCTTGTAGGTGTTCTTTTTCGAATCACCGCAAATAGGGCATCTGAAATTATAAGATTTAGAGTTTAGCTTTGTGAAGCGCTCAAGCCGATTGGATAGTAATAGTGCGTACTTATGATCAACGAATAGCATATATCCTCTGTGTTCAACAGAGTTATTATACAGTGTTCGCTATTTGTAAGCAATCAGAAGAATCTTTCAACCTTCACATGAGCGAGAATGTATCCTATGACGGCAGCGGCACCTAGAAGAGTCCACTTCCATCTTTCAACAGTTACTAGTCTGTTCTCCATTTCGCTCATCTTGTTCATCATTGCTTCGTGCTGATCTTTTTGCTCTTTACGAATTTCTCTAACATCAATAGCGATGTTCTTAACTTCGTTTTCTAACACGGCTATCCTTGATGTGGTATCAAATAGTTCCATTATTTTTTCTCTGGAACTTTAGTACCTTCAAGTTTTTTATGCACTACAACCTCCCTACAAGACTGTACAGGTTTTCCGCTTTTGTCTAATACTGGTTTGCCATCTTTAACTTGATCAATACAGACCTTTTTTGTTTCTTTTTCTGTAGCGAGAACTGTTGTATGTACGCTAAAAAACGTAGCTAGTACTATTAAGATCCATTTCATTTTTATATCTCCGGTTGTGGTGCTGGTGGAGGAGCTGGTCTACCTCCAAAGCCTGATACAACTTGTCCGTAATTAGACATGTTACTTATGTTGCTTGAAACTGCTGGTACAGGAATAGATACTACTGGGGCAGAAGGGGGTGGCGGTTTTGTAGCTTGTTCTAAGGCCTTTGCTCTTAAATCTTTATCATTACCTGCTAACATAATACCAGATAAGGTTCCGGTTAGAAATGTTGCTATAGGAATAATTAACTCAAAAAATTTATTATCTACCGGACTCATTCCATTCATAGGCTGGGTGACAAAGATAAGACTATAAAGAACAACGAAGACAATACCGAACAAGGTCAATCCGAGAATTATACCAATAAAAAATTTAAGCCGAGCATGCAACTCTTCTTCTGTGTATTTTGGTCCTGACCATAAATCTTTAATCATCTACAGCTCCCCTGACATGAAGGTTGATTACTTTTGTTATTATTTTTTTCGTAATGTCTCAAGTCTTCAGGACAAGTACCATTGGCGCTACAATAAGGCTTCTTACAAAATTCTTCTTCCCAGTTTTTTGGGTCCTGACATGGATATCTAAA